CTGCTAAAACATTATCTTTAGCAACTTCTCAGAAAGAATTAGACAGGTTAAAATTTCAAATTAAATATAAATTTGCAACAGGAGGTGAAGATTCTTCAGAACTAGGTTTTATTCCTCAAGACATAAAAAATAAAATAGATAATTTTAAATTAGGTGACTCATCCTATAAAACTTTTGAAGAAAACCGTAATTCTAAAGCAAAAGGCGGTAAGTTTCCAGATCTTACAGGTGATGGAGAAGTTACTCAGGCAGATGTTCTAAAAGGTCGTGGAGTATTTAATGAAGGTGGCTCTATGCTTTTACCGCCAGAACTACAAGAAACACCTGTAGATACTTATACACCTGAAGACCAAGCAAACGCAGAAGCAACACAAGTTTCTGACGATATGATGGAAAAAGAGTATGTTGATTACATAATCAATGAATCATTAGATGATGATGAACAGAATTATTTAGCAGAAGCACTTACAAACGATCCAAGACTTTCAGATATTATGGATAAAGTATTTGTTACTGCTAGTGAGTTTACTGGTTCTGGAGAAGTAGAAGGACCAGGAACGGGAGTATCAGATTCTATCCCCGCTAGACTTAGCGATGGAGAATTTGTTATGACCAGAAAAGCCACTGATCAAATTGGTGCAGACAATCTCCAACGTATGATGGATGATGCTGAACGTGCCTATGATGGTGGTCTACAATCGATGGCTGTTGGTGGAATGGTTGAAGATGAAGACCCAGAAAACATGAGTCAAACTGATGAGGAAATCAAAAAACTTATGATGGGTGCCAACCAAATGCCCAGCCTTCGTTAAATTTTACGGCTACCTTGATAAGCCAAGCCCCATATTTTTTTATAGGCCAAATAAAAGAATTATGGCTACCTTGCAAGACACAAGCCCCGTGAAGGAGAGAAGTTATGTCAGAACAAGAAGGAAACCCATACAACGCTAAAAAACCCTGGCACACGCCAGATAAGCCTACTATGGATAATGCAGATGGATTATTTTTTGCACCGCCTGAGGCCACCTCAGAAGAAGCACCTCAAGAGCAGGAAGCAGAACCATCTCACAATTATAAAAAACGATACGATGATCTAAAAAAACATTATGATCAGAAGATATCTGAATTTAAACAAAAAGAGCAAGAACTAGTTGCTCAAGCTAGATCTGCTCAACCTGAGTACGAACCTCCTAAATCTATTGAAGAGTTGGAGGAGTTTAAAGATCAGTATCCTGATTTGTATAATACAGTTGAAACTGTAGCTCATTTACAAAGTCAACGTCAAGTATCTGAACTTGAGTCACAGTTGCAGTCTATGCGGCAACGTGAATATGAAGTTCTTCAAAGGGAAGCTGAAAATATTTTAAAAGATAGGCATCCAGACTTTGAAGATATTAGAGGTGATGAGACTTTCCATGAATGGGCAAAGGAACAACCTGAACAAATACAAGAATGGATTTATAATAATCCTGATAATGCTCTTTTAGCATCAAAAGCTATTGATCTTTATAAGCTTGAAAATGGCATAACTCAAACAAAACAGTCTAGAAAAAGACAGCAACAGTCTCAAGGTTCTGCCGCAGATATGGTATCAACCAAAACAACTTCTGTAGATGCGAAACAGCCTAAAATCTGGACTGAACGGGAAATTGCTGCTATGTCCCTAGATCAGTTTGATAAATATGAAGAGGATATTAAACAAGCTTTGTCTGAGGGTCGTGTGGTAGCAGCTTAACTTATGTTTTTATAGGAGTACATAAACATGGCTTTTAACCAATCAGACCAATTTTTTGAACCTAGCACAGATACTAATGCTAACTTTGGTAACTCTGTATCAGGTCAAACTAACTCATTCTTCCTGCCAAAGGTTTATTCCAAGCAGGTACTTAACTTCTTTCGTAAATCTTCTGTAGTAGAAGCAATTACGAATACTGACTATGCTGGTGAAATTGCAGCATTTGGTGATAGTGTTCGCATTATCAAAGAACCTGAAATTACTGTTTATCAGTATGAAAGGGGACAAGATGTAACTGCTACTAAACTGACTGACCAAGAGGTTACGTTGGTGGTAGATATTGCAAACGCATTTAAGTTTATTGTAGATGACATTGAAACAAATATGTCTCATGTAAACTTTCGTGATGTAGCAACTTCTTCAGCAGCTTACGCATTGCGTGATGCCTTTGATGCTGGCGTTATTGCTACGATGTTCTCTGGTGTTTCTTCTTCAAGTCCTAACCATGTTCTTGGTTCTGACAACGCTACTGACCTAGCTGCTGGTACTTTTGACGGTACTGGTAACTTGGACATTGGTTTTGCTGGTAGTGAGCATGATCCTATTGATGTGCTATCTCACATGGCACGTCTTTTGGATGAGCAAAATGTTCCTGAAGAAGGACGTTGGTTCTTGGCTAATCCTGAGTTTTATGAAGTTCTTGTACAAAGTTCTTCTAAGCTTTTGTCAGTTGATTACAATGCAGGTCAGGGTTCCATCCGTAATGGTTTGGTAAGCTCTGGTAAGCTTCGTGGTTTTGATATGTACAAGACCAATAACATTGCCTCTACGTCTAACGCTGCTGGTAAATGTATTGCTGGTCATATCTCTTCTACTTGTACTGCACAAACTATTACCAATACTGAGGTCATTCGTGACCCTGATAGCTTTGGTGATATTGTTCGTGGTTTGCACGTATATGGTGCTAAAGTCCTTCGTGGCGAAGCACTTGTATCTGCTTTCTATGGTATTGACTAAACTAAAGAGGGGCTGCTTAGGTAGCCCCATCTTTTTTGGAGTAATATATGGCTCAACTAGGTTCTGAAGAAAAACCTTTTGTAATGTCTACAGGAACTATTGTTAGTACAAAAAGTAGACATAGG